CTCAGAGATTATTGGGAATTACCCCTAATATTGGTCTTTGTTCCAATATTACCACTAAACCCCTTTTCTAGGGGGTTTGTAATTTTTTTAACTTCCGACCCTTCGGGGACGGGTACAAGTTAAATAATAAATTTCCATTTAGGTCGGTAAGTAGATTCGAATAGTAAAACGTTTTCACGCTAGACTATTCATCTTGTCTGCCAGACATCTTGTTGTTACTTAGGCTCCTATACTAAAGAATAGGATAAGAGGAAAGTATCCAGTTAGAGTATTGCGAAAGCAAACTTTACCGGTAACAAGAGGTGTTACAATTTTAATAAAATCAAACATGAATAGAAATTTATATAGTATACTTTGAAAACTATCAAAGCTTCTATTTAAACCTATTCACGCAAGACAGTACTTAAATCCCTATTTCTCCCTAGTTAGTAAGATGTTGAAACACAACGGTACCAAGTATACTGTAAAATCATTGAAAACAATGAGATTGCACTGTACTAGATACATTTGTGGTTCTCCATTATTTACTAACAAAGAAGGAGTAGGTGTTGATAAGTCTGGATGACCTACTCAACTACTTTTCCTGAAACCTTTGTTAGAGAAAGGATTAGTTGGTAAAAAGTATCTATTTACCATCCTAATGCTTTCTAGAACATTGGAGCCAAGAAAAGGTGAAGAGTTGGCACCAAATTATAGCTCTATAGATTCTCCAAGTACTGCCAAGAAGTATATAATACCTCGTGGTAGTATAAGGGAATTTATTAGAGTCTATAATCTTAAGGCAGTTAAACCAGAATTTTCATTCTCTGATATATTCTTAAGTATGAAGGGTTCACCGAGTGGTAAAGCAAGCCTTACTGCTCCGGTGTCTCTTCTTACTCTTGGATACGATCAGATGCAATGAATATTCAATTTAACATGTCTTAAGGGTGTTGAATACTTCACTACTATTTATAATTTTGCATGAAAGAAGAATTTAACTTCTTCTTTAGCTAAAGTTAATTTCTCTGGATGTTCTGGAGAATTAGCTTTAGTCATGGACCCTGAGTGTAAAGTAAGAGTAATTGCGATGCTCGATTGAACATCTCAATTATTCTTACGTCCTATTCATAATATTCTTTTGGGTTTACTCAAAAGAATACCAATGGATAGAACTTATACTCAAAGTCCACATGCAGAATGAATAGATAATGGTGAAAGTTTTCACTCATTAGACTTAACCTCTGCAACTGACAGATTCCCAGTACGTCTGCAAGAAAGAATGATCGAAGAAATCTTCGGTGATTCTAAATTTGCTGATGCATGGAAAAACTTATTGACTGCAAGGAAATTCTCCCTACCGGGTAATCAAGGGCATATTAAATATGCAGTTGGTCAACCGATGGGGGCTTATTCATCTTGAGCCGCCTTTACTCTTTGCCATCATTTCATTGTATGATATGCTGGTCGTCTTTGTGGTTACACTAAATTCGACCAATATATAATTCTTGGAGACGATATCGTCATTAAAAACGATGCCGTTTCAAAGAAATACATTGAGATTATGACAAAGCTAGGGGTTGAATTATCTCCGGCAAAAACACATGTATCGAAAGATACCTATGAGTTTGCCAAAAGATGATTCCAGGATGGAAAAGAAATCACTGGACTCCCTATGAGAGGGTTAGTATCTAATATACTTAATCCTTTCATAGTATACATTATTCTCTATGACTTTTTCAAGGTCAAAGGGAATATGTATATTGGAAAAGGTGGTTTAGTTTTCATGTTATCAAAGTTTTATCGTGGGTTAAAATTATGGAATGGAAAGAAATTAGTCTTTCTAAAACTTAATTTTATCTCCCGTTTGGAATTATACTCCGCTATGTTAGACTTCACCTTTGGATTTGGTACTAATGAACAATATCGTAAGATATTGGCCAATAGTACTAAAGACAATGGTGATTATAACATTCCTGGACCAAAGGTAATCCTCACCGAGATGGTAAGGGTCCTTGGACTAGGATTAGGTAGCGTAGTGTCAGCTAATATCTCTAAATACATGAGTATGTTCGATAAAATACTTGACCGTAAGGCCATGTATGATATTGAAGATGCAAATGAATTTAAAGATGTTCCCATATTCAGTGGCTTTAAAAACCACATTGATAGATATCTACAACTAGTGGAAGAACCAGAAGGAATTCCGGTTCTTCAATTAGCTGAAAATCTCTGTCAATTAGATATTGACTCAGTCTTTGACAAAAGCCGGCACAATGTGCTGGTGATTGCAAAGGTTGGGGAAATGTCTATGAAAGGATTGAACAAGTTAGCTAAAGAAAATGACATTATGTATGGGAGCTCTACAACAGAGTCGACATACACAGCGTTAGATTCAATGGCTAGTCTTGTAAAATCTAATTTGGGCTTAGTAAGTACAAATCTTGACAAGATTCATAATGGTACATACAAGGCACCGCCTAGTATGGATGATTATGCATCTGCATGAGGGAGTTGAGGTTAATCACCCCATCTTCTTCAGTGAGTTTAAAACTCAGTGAATCAGATTTGATAGAAACTTTGATAGTGGCATTTTAATTGGTATAGTAGTGAGCGTTCTTATGGTAGCGCTTGCTATATCTTAATTGATGTAGTGAGGGTTCTCATGGTACCGCTTGCATCTATTAATTAAAATGGGTCCTTTTAAAGACCAATAATCTCTGATGAAAATCAG